CGTAGATGGTGGAACTAGATGGCAATCAGGGGCACCAATAGCTTCCGTGCCTATCACCAATGTGTCAGAGTCCTTTACGGATTTTAATGATCCTGGGGACTGTAGACCCATTTCTGGTGCGTCATGGAAATTCTTTGGTGGGATCATCGAACATCCCTTAGATACTGCTGGCACTGGCTTTCAGGCCTATGTCTGCGATATGTTAAGGAGTACTGTCGCTGGTCCTCATATAGGTAATCCTGACGGAATCCCTTCTGACACGGCCGCAGCCACAATGGGTGCAGCACGCACGAATCCGTCTCGTCCACTTGTGGACTTGCCGATCGAGCTCGGTCAGATTGGTGAATTGTTCCACCTTGTTAAGGATGCTGGCCAGCAATGGCTATCAACCTTAGGTAGAGCAAACTTAGGGCTTCAATTCGGGACTGGTCCCGTTCTGAACGACCTTAAGAAGATCTTCCAGTTTCATGATGCCGTCGATAGACGTATCAAGGAAGTGGATCGTCTTAAAACCAATAAAGGATTACGTCGGACGATAGAAGTAGGCATGGGTTCTCTTGCGTCTGATGTCCTTTGGACTCAGCAGAGTAATGGGATATTTCTCAGTACTCGTGCAAGAGGTAACACAATACGCACTAAGAGGGTTCATTGTAGGTGGTCACCTACAGTGGACTTCTCTAAGGTGTATACGCCTGATTCTATGAGAAGGTTGATCCAACGTGCGGTATTAGGACTTACACTCGATCTTTCGACCGTGTGGGAACTAATTCCGTGGACGTGGCTCATTGACTGGGGTTTTAACGTAGGCACCTTTCTTTCGGCGTCTCGTAATATTATCCCTGCCAGTCTCACAACTTGTGTTGTGATGACCCATACTCAAACGGAGTGGTCGGCTCCTGGTCTGTCTGGTATTAAGAATGGGAAACCCTATTCTTTATCGCCAATTCAGATTCAGAGAGACGGCAAAACACGCACTACCGTTTCGCCCGCAGTGACTGCCCAATTCCCGTTTCTCGACGGGAACCAGGTGGGCATATTGGCGTCGTTAGCAGTAACGAAGGCCAAAGGCCCTCTATTACTGTAACAACTACGCCAATCAAGGAGTAATAACATGTTCACGGATCCTCAAAGCGTTACGGTGAATGCCGTTGCGCGATCTCTCACTCGCATTAACCAGGACAAGTACTCATCTGAGTGGCTTCTCCGGTCTGCGACTGACGAGTTCCGCATGTTCATTCGAAACAGCACACGCGTCGACAAGGCTCGTTCGGTGACGATTGATCGTCATTCGATCGAGCTGAAGTGGACTGTGTTTGCTGTCGCACCTTCGACCACGAATTACGTTCGTAGAACGTATCTGGTCCTTGAGAATCAGGTGGGTGATACCCTCACTGATCCTGTCGGTGTTGCAGTTGGGTTGTGTAACTATATCGCTGCTAGCAGCGGTGCAGTCGCAACCAAATTGCTTAACTCGGAAAGCTAATTGCCGGCCGAGTTTCCGTAACCTACGCTTGAGAAACGTAGGCAGCTAGAGTATCCGTGGCTTGGATTCTTTTGTCCAGAAAGGACTTAGAATGAAAAGCCAGGTTAATGTTCTACTCCATGTCTCTTCTGGCATCCTTACGGATGTCCAGAAGGCATACCCGTCGTTGAAAGGACTGGATCTTGATCTCAAGACCCTAACCCTTTTATGTCGGACTAGAGATCTAACGGTTTATACCTTAGATCTCCCGAATCTTGATGCCATTCTTCTGAATGGACTCGAGATCGGACGCCTAACGTTGAGTGGCCCTCTTTCTAAGAGGGTTTCTCATCGTACCAAAGTGCCGAGATTATTCTCGGGACTATGGACGCGCGTGTTCGACAATGACGGCTGTCTGAGACCTGAGGCAGATCCTTTAGCCATCTTCTTTCTTCGACAACTTAGTTGCCTTGGGAAGAAGTTAGCCACGGAATGCTCCATCAATCGCGTAAAAGCGACAGTAGGAGAGTACCATGGGATCGAGCGACGACTCCGGGACCCATCTTGTCGATGGGATCTCGACTGCGTCAACTTCGAGGACGGGGCAGCTAATCGCAACCTTTGCGACGCTGCTTCCTACCTTGATCCCGATCTTTCGTGGAATCTTGTCTCGCAAGAAGCGGGACAAAGTTCTTCCGAAATAAGGGACGAGGGCCTCGTTGTTCTCCTGGATCGAGCTCAGCAGGTTGCTGATCTCGTTTCAGAAGCACTCGGACCTTTTTCATCCATTGATCTTTCTGATCAATGGTATGACGAAGGTACGGGTACTGGTTTCAGACATGGACCTGGTGCTGTTGCGGAAAGGCTTAAGAATCATGAGAAATCATGTTTCCCAAACTGGCCGCAAAAGCTTCACCGTATGTTCCCGTTTGAGCTTGTGGGTAAAACCGCTGGCTCTGATATGGAACGCCCTCGTAACCACGAGGTTCCATCTCGTTTGATATCCGTACCAAAAACAGCTAAGGCACCTCGCCTTATTGCTGCTGAGCCGACAGCACAACAGTACTGTCAGCAAATGGTATGGAGATACCTGCGGGAAAGAGTTGATGCAACTTTTGAGGGTTGCTTCATCAATTTCCGTAGGCAGGACCTATCATCCGATTTGGTGGTGAAGTCTTCCTTGGATCGATCCCTGGCGACGGTAGATTTATCGTCTGCTAGTGATCGTCTTACGTGTTGGACCGTGGAGCGTATATTTCGAAGGAATCCTTCGTTATTATCCGCCCTGCACGCCGCACGTACGAGGTGGATCAGAGATGATATCTCTGATTCTCCGAGCTTCTTGAAACTCAAGAAGTTTGCCTCGCAAGGTTCAGCTACCACATTTCCTGTCCAGTCTATCGTATTCTTATGTCTCGCACTTAGTGTGAGCATAAAGGGTCCGATAAGCTGGTCCTCTATCAGGAAAATGCGGAACCAAGTTCGTGTGTACGGTGATGACATTATCATCCCGTCTCACGGGTATGGGCCACTACTGGCCAT